CTCAGAGTCTAGAACACCGTTCATTCTAGTTTTAGCCAGTAAACTGACCTGTTGGTTGAGTTTTAAATCTCCAACCGAGATTTGTACCAATTTAGCCCAGGTACTAGGGTAAGACACCATCAGGAACTTCAGCAAGTTCAACCATAGATGGCACGTTCAAAAAGAAACTCAGATTATAGTCCGGTCCTGCACTGACGTAATTGTCAAAATGCATCTCACCGGCTTTCATGGTAGTTTCTGGAGTAAAGACAGCAGTAACCCTAAGGTTATCAGTATCAGTTGAGTCTCCAGAATAACCCAATGTAGCATGTGTAGATGAAACGTTCCTAAATTTATTTTGATTATAAAAAGGAGCATTAATACTTAATGCCGATTGAGTATACCCATTTGTGAGTGTCAATCCAGCACCACCAGCACTTATTCTTCTCACACACCATGAAGCTAATTCTGATTGTGTAGCACCATTAAGAACGGAAACACCATTTGACAAATCTGCATTGGTTATTGTCGCTAAATATCTATTAGCTCGCAAACTAGGTATCTGTCTTCCTGCAACAGCATTCACATGCCAATTGATACTCCCTCGACAACATACAAAACATTGGGATATCCAAGTTATTGGAGTCCAATGAACAAAATTGTATGGGAAAGCTGTACCAGGGATTAATTCACCATAACCCAGGTATTCTGCATCAGGATCATAACCAGGATACCGAGGAAAACGATTAAATGTTGAGAAACTTATTCTCATCATTGAAATATCGTCCGCATTGAAGAACACTGAACCATGGTAAGCTGATCTTTTGATTATCTGATCAAAACTACTCACATATTCTCCCATATAAATCTCATTGAGGTTTGCGGGAGGTGTTGTGTCTTCAAACAATGCTTCTGCCTCTTTACCTTCCACATAAGTATCTGTTGATTGAAGTGAATAAGCTGTGAAACTAGAAGTTACATCTCTTGGTTGCGCGAATTCCATACCCTTACCATACACACTAACCAAACAAACAATATCTGCACTGAGTATAGGACTAGTTTGTTGATTAAGCACACGTAATGTTAATTGTCCATTATCATATTCATGATTTGGTGAGGGAGGAGTTTCGCCATAGTATTGACTATAACCATTTCCATTTTTACAAAAAGCAGTAGGCGCAAGATATGGTATTTCAATTGAAATATCAGTCTCTTCTGCCAAATCAACGATTCGATTATAATTGGAAACTTTGGTATTGGGCAATGATGTTAAATTCGTATTTGGATCCCAAGTTATTCGCACTCTACCTCTATGGTATTTAGTACAGATAAACCTGAAACGATAAACTAGATTTCCTCTCCAATTTTCAAACATATAAGCTGGTATGCACATAGGTGTCATCTGCCACGTATATTGTGTGGTACCATCTCTTCGCATCATTCTAGGCATCACAACGGTGCCCCACAATAGATCATCCAAAACATCAGTGGCTGTCCAGTTAAATTGTGTCAAATAACTTTCTCTTGCACAAAAGTTTGCAATATCCATTTCATCTCCTCTCTCCACTCCAATAGCTTCAGGATTTTTAGCAAGAATATTCTTCGGATCAAGTGTTAACCTATCTATTGGAGTAGAAATTTCACAGGAAGCAAGCCCATGAAATGGTAAGTTTTTAAATCCTTGAACATCATCCACCACTGGGGTATTTGTATACCCGAATAATCCCGCGATTTTTCCAACTGCTCCTGAAGCGAGTGATACAGCAGAAGCTGCTGTACCAAAAGGTACTGGTAGAGCGGCTGCTTTGGCCGCCACTCTTGAGATTGAAGATGCTATTGTGCTTATCTTTGGTGATTCATCATACTTTTGCTCAATGTGTTTTGCTGACACCTTCGTATCCCCAGCTTGTAAGGCTGCAGTAATCGTAGGACCACACATCTTCACATTTTCAACCCAAGCATAGATTTGGATATCACAACCAGCTCCAGCAACAGAATTTGCATTCATCAATGCAGTTAAGGTTTTGATGTGTAATCTTCCAAAATCACGAACTTCATCATCATTCGTTAAATCTAACCATTGTCTGGGGTTCAGATATGGTAATTCCAAGGTTCCACCTTGGGATTGAGCTGGATACAACCAAATGTGTGGTCTTTGAGAATATGGTACGAGAGAACCTGTGTACCCTGCCACCTCAATAATAGGAGCGGGATCAAAATCAATCAATGGTTGATAAAAAATACCAGCACACCCATAATAAAATGGGGATGCATTGATCAGTGCTTTTACCTTCATAGTACAACTAATATAATTATAATTCTGGATCTTATTTTTAATAACAGAATCACTAAAAAATAATTGCCAAGGATAAATAGCATCATCAATACTGCTACCCTCAACCCAAGCTATTGAATGTATCAACACCGGCCTTGCTAGGAAATTCGCCAAAGTGGAATCAAGCTTGTACATGTCACGATTGACATCCACAATCTGTTCACTTTGCTCTTCACCTGCATCAGCATCAATAAAAGTAGTTACTTCCTGATCCTCCGATTGTAGACCTGTGGAGATCGCTCTTGGTAAAGTCATTTTTTCTTTCTTCAAATTCTGGACTTCTTCAGTTTGAAGCGCACGAGTAAACCCTCGTGACACGGCGTCCGTAACTGACGGACTCAGTACAACTCTTACGGAGTTGCCACGCATACAATTATTCCCGAGTTCTTGATAAAATTCCACAACAAACTCACACTGTAGAAAGTTTTGGGTACTAATTGATAATCAACCAAATCGTCACTAAATAGTGATTTCAGGGATCGCCTAGGTAGATTGTATATTGCGTCCACGCTTCTAAAGTTTTTCAAAGTACCACCGGTTACTTCAAACAGTAAATACGCAATATAAAGTGATTATGGTTTGGAACTTCACTCAAAGTCCACACAAACATATAGTTTACTAAGTGATTACAGCTCACACACGCTGCATCGATAATTAGACGGATATCGATGAATCCGAAACACTGCCTAAGCAAGTATAGGACCGTTCATCTTCGAACGATCAAAATACTTTGCCAGGAGAGAATCATAGGAAGGTAGAGTACTTTCCTTAACGTAACGTTCAAGTCCATAGAGTTTTATGATATCACGAAACATTATTTGTTTTCTCTCATATACTTCTTTTCCATAAAAGAAGTATTCTTCATTAGCAGAGCCAATTATATCAATAATTTGCTCTTCTGCAGTGATCGATTTGGATCGCACCCATATAGTCAAACTCTTGACTATCGAGTCTGGATCCAAAGTAGCTAAATGTGTCTTGGTGTTTTCATCATATCTCCAGCTACGTTTGAGAAATGAGCTCTCATTGATGTTGATATAAGGTCTGCTTTCCGCTTCCTTATCAGCCATAGTGTATACAACGCCAATTTTGGCTAAAGATTCACTAATCGCTGTGTGATTGAACCATGGTATCTCATCACTTACACCACATATGTTATCATCACCATATGTCATCAAACTTACTTTACTCTTAAAAGAATCACATTCCTTCCCAGGATTCAATTGATAGTAAGCATATCTTTGGTATAAGGAGTTAACCAAACCATTGATGATGACAGTTAGGGGATGACCTGAAGGATTACTCCCAAAAAACTCAATCAAATCACCATTGTAATTTTGATATGCAAAAGCTACATCATACGAAATTCCTCTCAGTACCGTTACGTCTTCCTCATCATAGTTTCCACTATGACGACAAATCTCAATCAGAATCTTAAAAGCTCCCAATATGAAAATAGCTGACATTCGCTTATCAAATTTACCATAGTCGCCTGCCACGATTTTATGTTCGCCAAAACGTATCAAATATTGGTACAATTGTTCCCATTCTGATGTTTGCGCAACTAAACCTGGTCCAGATTCGAATATTTGTTGATTTTCTTGTATCACACGTACACAACTCAAAAAGTATTTGCGTACTAACATGGTCCAAGGGAGATTTGCTCCTGAAAACACTCGTGTTTTTCCAGCCAAAATCTTTCGTTGAGGCAAAGCCTCATCCTTTAGATGAGCTGTGAACACACAGCCAGCTCGATCTCCTAATTGATACCGTGCTAGCATCTCCTCATACACTTGCATAATCTCTCCATCAACTTCCACTGGATCCATAAGATCATGCTGTGGTGGAATTGGTTTCATGTAATACTTCTTACTCCTATTGAATGGATGTCCAGCAGATGTATTACGTTTGATTTTATCAACGTAATTCACCTTATGGGCACCATTTACAACAGTAAATAGATCGTATTTATGAACCTTTTGCAAGTCATCGTCCGTAAGTGATGTGAGAATATCCTTCAAAAAAGAATTAACACATTTGTCAACAATAACAGTGTCAATGTTATTTGGTATGTTGAGGGAGTCCAAAGCTCCGTTCCTCCATGGCACCCAAGTGAAAACTGGTTTTCCACAATCTGTAACATAATCATACTTGCTTTGCATGATTTCAGCTATTATTGTAGGTTCGACTCTCGATTTGTGTTGTGCACGGTGCCCACTGATGGAACCATAAGTGTTGGCATTCCCATCTCGAATATAACGCATAGTAGATTTACTATGAAGGGTAGTTATAATGGGATGTTCGTTCTCCGATTGCATCAGAGGTGGATTCGCTCCAATGAAGTATTGCTTGCCGAATTCAACAAATTCTGAAATTAATGAACGTGATACATTTTTTGCCACAATGACATCTTCTTCACCTGACATATGTATCCCGACAATGCAGTATCCTAGCTCTGATTTAGCTAATAGAATACTACCGCAATCTCCAATCTGGGTTTCCTCCCCAGGTAACACAAATCCTGTCCATACATCCATATTCTTGCCCAAAGCTAATATGTGCATATTATTCTTCTTTTTTATGTTGTTAACTTTCGTAATTCTATCACATCCCTGAATGGTTTTTGATATGTAGAAAGCATGTGTATTTGCGGCAAAAGAATCCTCACAAAAATATTGTGTTAATATTTTTCTGGGTGGTAAACACCGGATTATAAAACAACAAACATCTTGATCTTCTTTTCGGAATATATCTTGCTGAGACAACGTGAAACGGATGTTACTATTAACACCAGTGTTCGAATTAGTTTGTGTTAATTCCACGGAAAGATTGCCATCAGTAGGCAAACAATGATTATTTGTGATATAAACCTGGCCACCAATAGCAAAGATTTTACTCTTACGCTCTTTTCCCTCAGGTCTTTCAACAATAATTGACGCACAATTTTTGAGTAAAATACTCGTTAATTGTTCAAACGGAAGTCCCTTACTAGAGAGAGTTGCTCTTGTAACATCAGCTGTTGTCAATTCAAATTCATCCTTATACCACACTGCTTCTGTGGTATCGTCATGTTTGGAAGGATTTGGTCTGTGACCCGAATCCTTGGATTGATTGGCACCTTGTATAGTCTTCGTTGATCGGTAAATTTTATACGCTGCAATTACTAAGGTTATAGTAGCCGCAAGTGATAACATCACCTTTGGTTGTCGAAAACGACGAGCCGCCTGAGCTCCTGCTCTATCAAACACGATCCGAGCAAAGGCTGGATTAGTCATACATCTCCAAGCAATATTCGAAAACCAACCTTGTATCCCAAATATATTGCACAAATGTATCAATATGATGTATAGTCCTTGCTTGAAGAACAACATCCAAACATACATATAGGCAAAATATATGAGTTCAGTGTCAACAGATTGTAGACACCTACAATTAGCTTTTGGCATAAAGCATAATTCACATACTTTCACCTGTTTGGTATGTTCCACCGCTTGTGACACAATGATTTGATCTTTGTCATGTAGATGTATAGCAGATACCAACCACTGGATGAAATCAGGCATAGATGCATCAACAAGTACTTTTTGGAAAGTGGCCAATGCTTGAACGGATCCATCACGTATTGGTGCAGGTATCACAATTTCCACTGTGAATGTCCACAAATCCTCATACTCATCCTCAGGAAGAGGTGGAGTTTGTGAAGGATCAAGCATACCCGTTGAAGGGTGTCTGTATTCCTTGCGTACAGATGGCGTCACAACATATTTCAACCTTCTTTGAACTGCACTTGGACAAGCGCAATAATGATGTGCATTGAGATTTTTTATGTTTGTTGAAGCAACAAACAATTTTCCCCGGAATGGAATTCTTCCCTTATCTTCCAAACTGGCTTGATCAGGTGTAAAACTGATATCATTCACAATCTGGATTATCTCATCCATTGATGCTGGGTCTCCCAAATTGGGATTTCGGAAAGAAAGGTCATCACCAATGATCGTATGCATATACGTTCGGAAATTGTTCCAATATTTTTCTGCAGGGTTTCGGGTATAGATATATGAATCATCATTTTCTAAACCTTTAACTTTACAGAAATGTGCAATAATTATCCGAATTAAAGTTGATTTTCCAATACCTGAATTACCGTTCAATAGAATGGCAAATGGCGCACTCCGCGTGCGCGATGCTCCTCTGAACGATAAAATATCGTGTTTGATGTTGGTCAAATCGGCGACATATCTAGCTACAAATTCCGCTTCGAATTTGCCCATTGATTTTTTGCATTTACAGATATCTTTTCCTTTTTCAATCAAAGCATCAAGCTTGTTCAAGAAGGCATTCTCATCTAAAGCTTCCAATTGGTTCATGTTTCGAGCCTTCAATTTTACTTTTTCGCAATCATCGTAAAATTTTTTGTATCGAGCAGAATCATGGAATATAGATGAAGAATAACCTTCTTTATAGATCTGATAACCTTTTTCACACAAAAATGACACCGTGTCAAGTATGGTGTAGATCAGGTCTGGTCCAGCATGATATTTGTTTTTGAATGCTGCTGCTTCTAATGCTGTATAACCAAAACTCTCATAGGAACACTCTTTATCTCGAAAGATAGTGTAAGCTAACATATACATGATAAGCTTATATACCTTCTTGAATAAAGGAGAATTTCTAAAAGAATCATAGTCATCTAGATAATGTCGCATCTTCGTAAAGACATTATCTTCATCTTCATCATCATCATCGGTTTGCAATGGCATGGGAAAGAGTTGTTCAATACACTTTTGTATCTGAGCAACGAAATCTTCAACCAAATCACCATTATAGTGAGTTCGCGCAAATCTATACACAGGTATTATCAATCCTGCTTTAGAATTACACTGTTGAAGATCGTATAGGAAAAATCCAATACTTTCCACTAGTG